AAAAATATTAATGATATCAACACTGATGATAAACCGCGTGAATTAAATGTAAAATTTAAAATTATCCCTATTAATAATAAAAAACAACTAGTAATTGAATGTACACCAACTGCTAAATTAAGACCGCTTAATAAAGTTCGGTCAACACTATTCAATATTCAGGAAGCAGATAAAGAAACTGGTGTTATTCTTAATAAATTACAAGAAATTCCTGATTATGCAGATGGTCAAATGAATATTGATGGCGAAATTAAAGAAGCTCCAAAACCGTTTTATATCGGTGTGGATATGTAAGAGGTAATCGAGATGTTAGAACAGTTAAAAGAGTTGTTAGAAATGCAGCGTGTTCTTGATGAAGCGATTTTAAAAGAACATGGCAATATATATGATGAAAAGATTGCGGATCAAATGAAAATTGCTTTATTTGTTGAATTAGGTGAGCTGATGAATGAAATGCCTACTAAATTCAAGCATTGGAAAAAGACAGCTAAAGACAACCGAGAAAAAGCCCTTGTTGAATACGTAGATGCATTACATTTTCAAATGTCGTTATTTAATTATTATGAATTAGGAATTCATGAAAGAAATCATGATTATAACAATATGCTAGTAAGAAGTACAGATATAATCATCTGCTTATCAAATTCAACAAATCATTGTGATAATATATTAGGTCTATCATATTTGTTTGATTTAGGCTACATTCTAGGCTTCACGTGGAGTGAAATATATGAAACATATAAAGCTAAGAACGCAGTTAATTATGAAAGGCTAAAAAATGGGTATTAATTATGATTTTATCAATTGATCCAGGGAATGAGTATTCAGCTTATTCCCTTCTAGATAAAAATTTAAAGCCTGTTAAATTTGGAAAAGTATTAAACCATGATTTATTAATAATCTTGGAAGAATTATTTTTAATCGAGTGTATAACTGATGTTGCTATTGAAATGATTGCATCATATGGCATGGCAGTAGGAAAAACAGTTTTTGATACTTGTGTTTGGATTGGTAGGTTTTATCAGCTTATTAGTGAACGATCAAATATAAAACCTACATTCATATATCGTAAAGATGAAAAAATGTGTATTTGCGGAAATATGAAAGCGAAAGATTCTAACATTAGGCAAGCGCTAATAGATCGATTTGCAAATCATGATTTTAAGAATGGAAAAGGAAATAAAAAAAATCCTGATTGGTTTTATGGATTTAAAGCCGATGTTTGGGCTGCATATGCGGTTGGAGTAACATATCATGAACTAAAAAAAGAAACTTAAATTTTGGCTTGTAAGAGGTTTCTAATTAAATAGGTATAAATGACCGAAAAGTTAAAAATCTCTTAACAGGCTTTAAATAAATGAAAAAATAGAGGTGTTTAGATGGTTTTAATTGTGATACTGATTTCAATTATAGTTATTTTGCTGCTGGTGATAGACAAATTAATTCGTGAAAGGAACTATTGGAAACAGGTTGCTTATGAAAAGCAGCAAATAATGAATAAATGGTGGTATGAAGATAACTAAAAAAGATTTAGCAATGTATAAAGAAGCACAAGAAATTAAAACAGCCACGTGTAATATCACGCAGGCAAGGTTAAGACAAACAAAATACGGTTATTATCGCTGGAAGGCTTCAGGTCTTAGCATTTCAAAGTATCTTTACATTGCAGATAATGAAGAAAAACTATTAAAAAATGATTTAGAAAGAAGAAAAAAAGATGAATACAGTAAATTTGATAGGAAGGCTCACAAAAGCTCCCGAACTTAGAAGGACAAAGCAGGGTACAGCAGTAACAACGTTTAACCTTGCAATAAATAGAGATTTTCAAGGCGCAGATGGACAAAATGCGGATTTTGTACCGTGCGTAACCTGGAATAAACTAGCTGAAAACGTTGAAAAATACTGTTCTAAAGGCAGCAGGGTAGGGATTATAGGAGCTTTAAGAAGTAGAAACTATGATAATCAACACGGGCAAAAAGTTTTTGTTGTAGAAGTCCTCTGCAATTATGTTCAATTCCTCGATACAAAGAAAGATGCAAACAGTCAACCCGCATCACAAAATTACAATCAAAATAGTTTTGAAAACGACAATAGCGGTTTTGATATAACCCCCGATGATCTACCGTTTTAGAGGTGAATGGTTAAATGGCAAGCAAAAGAATGTTTAATATAAAAATTATTGATAGTGATGCTTTCTTAGATATGCCACTATCAACACAAGCATTGTATTTTCACTTGAATATGAGGGCAGATGATGATGGATTTGTAGGCAACCCAAAAAGGATTCAAAGGCTTGTTGGAGCTAGTGAAGATGATCTAAAACTACTGATTGCAAAAAGATTTCTATTGGTATTTGAAGATGGTGTTATTGTCATCAAGCATTGGAGAATGCACAACACAATAAGAAATGATAGATATACAAGGACAGCATATATTGAAGAATTGAAACAATTAAAGATTAAAGACAACAAGGCATATACATTATCAAATGATGAAATCGTTGAATGGCAACCAAATGGCAACCAAATGGCAACCGTTGGTATGACAAATAAGGAAGAAATGGCAACCAGTGGTATGACAATTGGGAAACAAAATGCTTCCACAGGTTTAGGTTTAGATATAGGTTTAGATATAGGTTTAGATATAGATAAAGATATATATAATGCTCAGAGCGATAAAATCACTCATGAGCCAACACCTACCGAACCATCTGTTATTACTATAACGTTAAATGATAAATCAGAATATCCAATCTATCAAAGTATGGTTGATGAATGGAATGAACTATATCCAAATGTTGATGTACTTCAAGAGCTTAGAAAAATGAAAGGCTGGTCAAATGCCAATCCTGCAAAAAGAAAGACTAAAAAAGGAATTCAAAGATTTATTAATGCGTGGTTATCTCGTGAACAGGATAAACCGTCCTATAATAAAAAAACTGCACCAGTTATTAATAATTCTACTGATGATGGGTTTGCATTTTAAAAACGCAAAATAAAGCAAATTAAGACGAAAGGAAATAAAAAATGAATTACGATGAAACAAGAAATATATTATCAATCTTAAAATTAAACTATCCGCAAAGTTTCAAGGGATGGTCACTTCAACAGTCACATGACTTCTTAAATTTATGGAGTGAAGCATTTAAAGATGACCCTGTTCAACTGGTTGCAGGAGCTGTTAAATCAATCATTTACAGTGATACAAGAGAATTTGCGCCTAATATAGGACAGGTTAAAAACAAAATGCATAAGCTAACTGCCAAAGATGAGTTAACAGAAATAGAAGCATGGGGAACGGTTAAAGCTGCATTAAGGAATAGCGGTTATCATGCAGCAGAAGAATTTGAAAAGCTGCCGCCTGTAGTTAAAAGCCTTGTTGGTTCGCCTAGACAGCTTTTTGAATGGTCCATGATGGATACTAGCGAAATTGATACTGTTGTAGCATCAAATTTTCAGAGATCATATAAGGTTAGAGCAAAGCACGAAAAGGAAATGCAGGCTATTCCTCTTGAAGTAAAAGAAGCACTGGGAATTACAACCTTAACCGAAAAAATGAAACTTGAATCAAGTTTAAACAAGCAAAATAGACTAGAAGGGCATAAAGATGATAGTAAGTGATTTTTGGTTAGGGGTGATTCTAACCATTGTAGCAGAAGCAATAATAACAATTTTAATCGTTGATTATTTAGGACAGAAGGAAAGAGAGGAAAACAAGAATGTTAAAGATAGAAAAGATTAAAGAAAAGATTAAAAATTTTGATACAGATGTTACTGCTGATGAGATTTTCTCTTGCTGGTTATATCGAATTACGACAAATCCCAGTGTTAAAAAACACAATTGCAGTGGATTAGTATGTTCAGAGTGTTTAAGGCTATCATTGTTAAACTTATTAGAAGAATATAAAGAACCGATTAAACTTACTCGATTTGAGTATGAATATTTAAAGTTTGCTAAGGAAAATGAATACAACTTTATTGCAAGAGATAAAAATAACAACTTGTATTTGTATTCAAATAAACCATGGAAAGCCGAAAATGATTGGGATTACGAAGATAGAACTACACCCGTGTTTGCTGAATTATTTAAATTTGTTAAATGGGAGAATGAATCTCCTATGTTAATTGAAGAACTATTAAAATGCGAGGTAATTGAAGATGAAAAAAGTTAATCCAGCGGACATATTAATTAGTCCGTTTGGAATGGAAAATTTATTAGTTATTAATCAGGCTAATGATGAGGTAATTAAAAATAATGAATTACTTTTTGATAAACCGTATTTTTCTTTAGAAGAGGTGTTAGACGGTTTAAATAAAGACGGACATTATTTAATTATTGTCGAGGGTCCGTTACACGGTGAAATTTATCGATATAACAATTATGATGGACAAGAAGTGTATTTGATTGGAAAAACGTGCGGGTACGCATGAAAGGAGAGAAAACAATGACAGTAATAGTTGAAACAACTTCTTTAGCAGAAGAAATAGTTTTTAGAGATATTGTAAGAATTGAAGATAAGGAAGAATGGATTGTTTTAAATGATAAAAATGGTCGGTGTTTACCAATGCCAAAACAAGGCATTGAAAACATAAAAGTTTTATATATTTTAACAAATAAGGAGGGTTAAATAATGCCTAAATATAGAAAGAAACCTGTAGTTGTGGAAGCGTTCAAGCTTGGTTGTGAAGAATATCCAAGTTGGTTTTATAAAAAGGTTCTCGAACATGAGATTATTGCTCATATTGAGGGGTATGTCGAAATTATAACATTAGAGGGGCGTATGACTGCAAGCGTTGGTGATTACATAATAAAAGGCGTGCAAGGTGAACTTTATCCATGCAAGCCCGATATTTTCCATGAAACGTATGAGAACTTGATAGACAAAAATGGAGAATATGAGGTAAAAGATGAAGAAATTAGCAAATTGCTAACTCCACAAAAACAAAAAACTGTCTGGGATTTAAAAGATGGCGATAAATGTTTTAAAGTACACTGTAATGGCGCAATAGAAGCGCATAATTGGAATAAAAACGATGACAACTTAAACAAATGTAGAGAATTAGGTTTTATTTTCTTAACCAAAGAAGAAGCCGAATTTGAAGTTGAGCGAAGAAAGTGCGAAGTAATTATGCTTAAACATGGAACTCGTGATACCGTACCAGAGAATCTTGAACACGTATATAAGTGGACCATTGGTATCGATAACAAAAACAAGGCAACACACAGTAATTTTATATGGAGAGTCGCTTCTAGTGGGACAATCTGGTTTGCCACAAAAGAACTTGTACACAAGACAATAGAAGAAATAGGCGAAGATAGATTAAAAAAATATGTCCTCAGGTTTAGGAGGTAATTGAAGATGGGGATTTGGATTAGAAGTCAAGACAAAAAATCATTATTGTTGTGTGAATCGTTTGATGTGGGTTGCGATAACGATAATTATAATATTTTAGTTAATTATGAATTAAGAAATAATGAAAAACATTACTCTCCGATGGGCTATTATTCGTCGGTAGAAAAAGCGGTTTTAGTATTGAATATGATACAAAAACATATCGAAACACGTAGCAATAATGTATTTCAAATGCCACGAGATATTATAATCGACGACGAGGTTTAAATAATGAGATTTTTAACAATGTTAGCAACAAAATGTAAAGTGTGTAAAAAACGAAGCACTTGTAATTATAAAAGAATGGTAGCTTGTGCATTGGCTGAATTACCACTACAGCATCATGCGGATTATGCTATGGATATGAAAGCTGATTGTGTTGCGCCAATGATTAGAAAAAGAGATTTAAGAGATATTTATATTAGTGAAAATGTAAAAGTAACTATTGATCTTGAAGATGTTAAAAAGGAAATTGCAAACCAATTTTATAATAATGAGGTGAAAGTATGAGTAAATATCAAGAAGCAAAATCTAATATAGTTAATACACTTGTTAGACAAATTGGTTATGAAGCATATAAAAATTTATATAGTGAAGATTTTGATACTTTGCAAGAATTAGTTGATAAAGCGGTACCTGAATTCATTGTGAGCCAGAGGAAAAATGGGATAAAGAAGTTTTTTATAATTATCCTAATTGCGGAGTGCCTCTGCCTTATAATTTTGATTATGACTATCAAATAAAAAACAAAGAAGAATGGAAAGAGTGGTGTAAGGAAAGTGCTTAGTAAAGAAGAATATATAGAGTTGTATGTTAAGGGCGGACAAGCAATAAATGCAATATTAGAAGTACTAAATAATCTAGCTGAAGTTAAAGTTGAAATTGCTGGCGAAGAGGCAATTAAAATTATTAGAGACTTTCAACAAAAATATTTTGATTTAATCAATGAACATTTTAAACCAAAAGAAAATACATCGGAATTTAAGCACTTTAAGCTACATAGCGATAGTAGTTTAAAAAATCTAACGAAAGTTGAATTAATAGACTACATTAAGATGTTATATCATAATTGGGGCGTTGCTGATGAGCAATTAAAAAACTGTATTAATAAAGCAAAAAAATTAAGTGATTCGAATGATGAACTAGAAAGAACAATTCATTCATTAGATTGTGAATTGAGCGATGTCTATAATCCTAAACCATACAAACTTGAAGATTTAAAAGAGGATATGTGGGTTTATGATATTAAATATGATGAATTTTGTAGAATAGATTTTATCGCTGGAATATATCCACATCGTAGTTATAGTGATGGAACTTGCGAAGATGGTGCATTTGAAGAAAACCGTTTCTTTCCAGTGCAATGCGCTAATTGGAATGGAAGTGAAAGATGATGGAACACAAAAAAGTACTGATGATTAAATTATTGAATCTTTATGAGCAGAGGCAGTTTGTAAAACCTAAATGTTCAAAAATCATCATTGATGAATATATTAGAAAATTGGAAATTGAGTTGGGGGTACTGCTTAACAATGGTAAAAACGATTACTAAAAAAGAAGCTGAACAGCTTATCAATGATACTGTTTCAAAAACGGTCGAAGAACTGATGAAACAAAAGTTAATCAAGAAGAAGGATTTGAACACGTATCAAAAAACAGAACAGATCCTTTATAACTACAATAATTTTAAAAATGTTGTAAAGGATAAACAGGAAATGATAGAACAGATTAAACAAGTTGGAATATCTAAAACAAGCTGTTCTTTCATTCCTATGCCACAAGATACAGGTTATAAATATATTCCAAGTGAAGAAGAAAAAAAAGATAATGAAATAACTGTACTCGAAGCATCTATTGCAGTTACCAAGAACTATATTAGGATTATAGACAATGCGCTTAAAACAATAGCTGATGATCCTTATTACAAAGTGATTGAAGATTGCTATTTCAATGGCAAGAAGTATTCAACAGTTGCTAATGAATGGGCATTTCCAATTAGTGATGTTGCAATTGGTAAGAATAAAAACAGGTTAGTAAAGAAGTTATCAATCTACCTGTTCTCTGATGATGTAATTAAAGAATTGTATTCATAAAAAAGATGTCCATATTGGGCATCTTGTTTTGTTTTAAGATGATGTAATTCGTTTTCTTGACATAAGTTATTTTTAGGTTATTTTCTAGTAATTTACTTATTATATTTAGATGATATAATGATTATAGTGAATAAATATAGTTAAGGTATATGTGTTGTGAGGGGTTACTCTTCACATATAAAACAGTATATAAGAACAATGGGTTATCAAATATTATGGTAGCCTTTTTTGTTTACTGATTTGATACAACTATTAATTAATATTACAAATAATAATGCCAGCTATAAAACATGATTCCCGTGTGAAGTGTTTTTTCATTTTAAAATTATTCTCCTGAATTTTATAAAATCTAAAATGATAGTTGTATCTAATGAGTGAATAAACGTGAATTAAATCAAAATGAAAGGATGTGTTGCATGATGGCAACTAGAATGACAGCTAAACAAAAGCGTTTTTGTGATGAATATCTTATTGACTTGAATGCGACACAGGCAGCTATTAGGGCGGGATATTCAAAGAAAGCAGCAAGACAAGTAGGAAATGAGAACATGTCAAAACCGTACATAAAAAATTACATTGAAGAACGTATGCAAGAAAAAGAAGATTCATTAATTGCTAAACAGGATGAAGTATTGAAGTATCTAACAAGCGTTATGCGTGGTGAATCTAAATCAAGTGTTTTAGCAATGGCTGGTGATGGTGTGCAAAAGGTCATACAAAAGCCCCCTGATGAAAGAGAAAGAACAAAGGCAGCCGAATTATTAGGTAAAAGATATAGGCTCTTCACTGACAAAGTAGAAGTTGAAGGGGCTATTCCTATTGTGATTGTAGATGATATTGATGAATAAGAACGTAAAGAAAATATCATTTAGAGAAATGGTTGGTGGTGGATATGATGAATACTTGCGTTTCAAAGGACGTTACAGGATATGCAAGGGTTCACGTGCT